GAAAATACTTATGTAAGACGTTTGGTATAGATGAAGAGAAGTTGTGTGATGTTTTTTTAGATGACATTGATCAACACAAGCAAGGTATAACTAATGTCAAAGTTAAGGTGGGTGAGGTAGACACGTCACCAAAATATGATAGAGGTCATCTATCTGATTTAATTAAGGGTTGTCTAGGTCATGGGTATCACTATGCTCATCTACAGAAATCATATATCAAAAACTTCAATGTCACTGACAAGGTAAACGATGCTACATCTAAAGTATCTAAGGTTGAGATATACTATGGAGGTAAGAGTGGTGAAGGACAACGCATAGACATGCTAGTAGAAACTAACACAATGGAACTAAAATTTAATATCAGAGACACCAGTGGTAAGGGAGAAGGAATCCCTGACAAGTTCCAAGCTGGTTACAAGTTCTATGATGAGAGTGAGTGGACACTAGGTGATGGGGAGTACGACGATGGCTAACGTAACGAAACTAAAACACCTTGAGCATATAGAAGATGAGATGCTCAACTATGGTACAGAAGGTTGTGAAGCCGCAGTCCGTTTTATGCAGGAACTCACTAAGATGTTAGGTGGAGCTAGCACAGCAGGATTCTTACAGACTAAATGGGATGGTGCTCCATCTGTAGTATGTGGTATTGACCCTGCTAGTGGTAAGTTCTTTGTAGGTAACAAGTCAGTCTTTAATAAAGAAGAACCTAAGATGTGTTTCAGTGACGCAGACATAGAGTTCTACTACTCAGACAAGCCAGGTCTTGCTGAGAAACTATACGCAGCACTAAAATATTTTGAACCACTAGGTATCAAAGGTGTGGTACAAGGTGACCTCATGTATACTGAAGGTGATAAGAAAGAAGAAACAATAGATGGTCAACAACTTATAACTTTCAGAGCTAACACTATCACATATGGTATTCCCGTAGACCATGAGTTAGGTAAGGCAGTTGCTAAATCAAAGATGGGTGTAGTATTTCATACCACATACAGTGGATCAAACTTAGAGAGTATGACTGCTCAACCTAAAGCATACGTAAACAGTAGTAAAGACTGTGTTTGTATACAGAACGATACACCTATACAGGATGTAGGTATGCCAGCTACTGACTATAAAAAGTTTGAGGGTAATGTACAGATCATAGAACAGATGTGTAAGAAGTCAGGTGATTTCTTAGATGAACTGGTAGCAGGATCAGGCACCACAGGTGATAAGAAATTTTATGTAGGATCATTTCTCAAGACATTCTTTAATGCGGAGATCAAAGCGTCACGTACTATCAATGATCCAAAGGTAGCACTCAAAGCACTAGGTCAGTTCTACCATGAGAAGATGAACAAAGAAGTATCTAAGATGAAGAGTGTACAGAAACAGGCAGAGAGAAGAAAGCAACTGTATGATGGTCTAACATATCTTGAGGACAATGAACAGAAGTTCCATGCTATGTTCGCACTCTATAGAAAGATACAAGAGAGTAAACAGTTAGTCATTGATGCTCTGGATAAACTAGAGAAGTTCAAGACATATGTACAGACAGAGAATGGATACAGAGTGACAGCACCAGAAGGTTATGTACTACACCATGGTGGTGACATGATCAAACTTGTAAATAGAGTTGAGTTCTCATTCATTAATTTCACACTGGATAAGTCATGGAAATAATTGATTATAAATGTGTGTACTTTACTTTTGGTAGGTTCCAACCTCCAACTACAGGTCATGCGGAAAACTTTAAGGCAGTAGCAACTAAGGCAGGACGCTGTGACTACTACATCTATCTCTCACAGACACAGAAGAAGGGAACTGATCCACTACCACCCGATAGGAAACTACACTATGCTAATAAGATGTTCCCTAATCTCAAGGGTAAAATTAGATCAGGTCCTCGTACTCCCGTGGAAGTCTTGTCAGAGTTACAATCACAGGGCTATGATGATGCTTACTTGGTGGTAGGTAGTGATCGTGTAGGTGCTATGCAGTGGGTCAAGAAGTATAATGGTAAGGACTATACCTTCAGAAAGATAGAAGTTATATCTAGTGGAGAGCGTGATGCTGATGGTGATACCTTTGCTATATCTGGTACTAAAATGCGGAGAGCCGCAGCTGCGGGTGACTTTGAATCCTTCAAGGCAGGTATACCAAAGGGTCTAGGACCTAAGGAAACGCGGAATTTAATGGATGAAATAGCAGAACTGTTATAAATAAAACTGTACATAGATTAGAGTTTGATGAAATCATTCAGCGATTTCAAAACGATAAGAAAAGAGGTCAAGGATCAGAACGTCCGTGACCAATATTATCGTGAGGAAATTTATAAGGTAGGTGAGTGGGTACTCACTGAAAAGGATAACGTAGGTAAGATCATTAGAAGAGGTCCTAACTATGTCATCTGTTTGACTGCTGAAGATACAAAGTTCCGTACATGGGTCAAAGATATTAAGGAAGTCTTTGAAATTGGTACGGATGCCTACAGGCAATATGTTATGTCGTTGACACCTGGTCAGAAGGTACAGAAACCTAAAGGCACAGAGAAGGTCAACCAAGTAATACCAACAGACCCCAAAAAAGATAAGATGGACAACCATGAATCCCTAGTTCAAGCTGTAGTAGATCAGCTTAACGAGTACTCACCAGTACCACCAGTCAAGAAGACACCAGTCGGAAAGGAAGGAACTGCTAACAAGAATCCTAAAGGAACAGGAGGAGCAAAAGGTATAGGTGGCGGTGACGCACCTGGCATGAAGATGGCAGAACCAAAAGGTACAAAGGGTAAACCATCCATCAAGAAACCTAAGCATGCATGTGCTACTAAGGTTGAGCATCCAGAGTGGGGAGCAGGAAACTGTCTGAAGGAACAGCATACACTAGACGAAGAAGGAACAGTAACACATTACGATGTTATGTTTGAGCATGGTCTAGAACAGAACGTATCAATCAACGAACTCAACGTCACACTGTCTGAGTATCACGAACACGCAATCAATGATGACAAGAACAAAGAAGTTCTTGACGAGGGTGGTCTTGATCCAGTAAACAAGAAGGCAGTTAAGAAGAAGTTTGCTAATAGAAAAGATAAAGACTTAGATAATGATGGTGATACAGATAGCAGCGACAAGTATCTACACAAGAGAAGAAAGGCTATCTCTAAAGCGATGGCAAAGGAGCATCATCAGAAAGATGCTGACGGTAAGGTCATTGAGCATGATGTAGAGGATACAGCTCCTAGTTCAGTGGAAGAAGGTAAGAAGAAAGGACTATGGGATAACATCCATGCTAAGAGAAAGAGAGGAGAACCTAAAGCAAAGAAGGGTGACAAGGACTATCCTAAGACACTCAATGTAGAGGGTAGCATGAAGCAAGCACGTAAGAATGTTGGTGCTAGCACATGTTGGAAAGGATACAAGGCAAAAGGAACTAAGATGAAGGGTGGTAAGTCAGTACCAAACTGTGTCAAAGAGTTTGCTGAGTGGCGTAAAGAGGTAACTGAAAAAAAGTAGTCGGTCCTGTTGAGATCATGCCTGAGATCGACGATGCCGATGGATCTCAACCGCACCTCAAAGGGGACAAGAAAATGCCCAAGGTACCTAAAGAGAAGGTAAAGGAGGCATGTAATCATACTGGCAAGGGTGATGAGTGTCCTGTACATGGCACTAAAGATTGTGCAACTGTAAAGGAAGAGGCACCAAAAGGAAAAAAGTATGCTAGGATGGTTAAGCATATAAAGAAGAACTATCCTAAAGACAAAGAAGGTATCGCTTATGCTACTGCATGGAAGCATAAGAACGAGACAAGTATGGAAGAAGGTAAGAAGTCATGTGGCGAAGGTCAATACTTCTGTAACGATGACCAGAAATGTAAACCTATTCCCAAAGGAGCAAAGGTGAACAAGGATGGTATCTTAGAGGGTGCTGCTTGGACTAAGAAGTCAGGCAAGAACAAGGAGGGTGGACTCAACGAGAAGGGACGCAAGTCTTATGAACGTGAGAATCCTGGCTCTGACTTGAAAGCACCATCAAAGAAGAAAGGAAACAAGCGAAGAGCAAGTTTCTGTGCTAGAATGAAAGGCATGAAGAAGAAGTTAACGTCTAAGAAGACTGCTAACGATCCTGATTCTAGAATCAATAAGTCCCTTAGAGCTTGGAACTGTTAATGACATACAAAGCATCAGACAAATACACACCCTATGATTGGTGGTTCGACCAAGAAGTACCAAGAGCAAACTACGGAAGTTTACAGTGTTGGTTGTATGATGAGAATAAACAGGACAAATATATAAATGCGTACGACATGCTGATAGGCAGTTGCCTTTACAATATACAATGGGGATGTGGCAGTGAGGAAAATTTGGTACGAGGACAGATTAGGAAACCTTAGTTCCTACCGTAATTTAAGAGACAATTATAAGGAAATAATTCCAGAGATACTAGCGTTCGTCAAGGAGAATGAATACTTGATGGATGAATGGGTCATGGATAAATGGGTAGATGATAGAAACTTAGGACGAGTACAACTATGGGATGGTGCATGGCGTGTCATCCCATTTCCTATCAATGCTGTAGGTTGTACAGCTATAGATGGTGACTACCAACTCAGTGAGATGGTATCATTCACTAAGCTCTTCAACACCACACTAGATGAGGTCAAAAGGTTAGGTCCTAAGATCTATGACAGTTTCATACGTTGTTGTCCCAAGACAGCAGGGTATCTAGAAGAGGATATCCTTAAGAAATTGTTAAAGTCCGCAACAATCTCTCGTCTTTCACCAGGTTCAAAGATAAATCCTCATAATGGTGACATAGATTCTCTACGTGTACACTTCCCTGTGGTCACGGATGAGAAGGCATGGTTATCAGTTAGAGGACGTAAACGCACTTGGGAGATAGGAAATGTTTTCGGATTTCATGATCATGATAAGCATTGGGCTCAGCATCATGGCGATAGGGATCGTATCGTGGTCATATTTGATTACTCCATTGACCAGTTAGAAGAACTCACAGACTTCGTGTTGGAAGACCCCTATATAGATTAGTAATTACTGTATTATTATGACTAAATTTTTACTACCTATTGCTATCAACATTATTGACAAGGCAGTAGACAAAATCCCTGAAGATCTAGAGGGTAAAATCAAGGAGTTCGTCATCGGATTACTGAAGAAAGCAGCAGCTAAATCAGGTAACAAGGTGGACGATCAGCTAGTCGCAGCACTAGAGAAAGCACTTCTTGAATAAATAAAACATAGGTATTAACAAACACAAGGAGATAGTGTCTCATGTCACTTTATGGAAATGATGACAGCAATGCTAATAAAACCAAAGCTGGTATAGGTATTGGTGCCTCATCACAAGCAAAAACTGTTGTCTTTATTGACGATACAGAAGCACAACTCAAGTCCAATAAGGACAGAGGATTAAACGCACCTGGCTGGTGGTCGTATTTTACATACACCGATCAGCATGGTATCACTCGCCATAAGGCAGAGCAACTTGTTTACATTGCTAAACCAGAAGCTAACGCATCTGAGACACAATCTGACGATACTATCGGAGCAGACGTACTAGAGACTATCACTCTAACAAGTGGTAATCAACCTGCAAACTCTACTTCATCAAGTGGAGCAGGAACATTTGCTGTTGTCGTATCCGTTGACCAGTCTGGTACTCCTGCATACGTATGGCAGAGACAGAAGCCTGGTTCAACTAGATGGACTAACCTTGCTGCTAACACCGACACAGGAATCACATACGCTAACTTCACTACTGCCACACTTGGTTACAGTGGACTAGGTGATGATTCACTTGACGGTTACAAGTACAGAGTTAAGGTCACCACATCTAAGGGTGCTACAGAAGTTATCTCTAATGGAGCTGCTACATTAACATTCGGAAGTTAATGAATGAATTTTACTGAATTGACTGAGGACAACTACGTCCTATTTGCTATTAAATATTATGATAATCCTTCAGCAGTTACGAAGGAAGATTTTTTAGATGACTTGAGACGCTTCAAATATATCAAGCGTCTCATCAACAAGTATCTAAAGAACGGTGAGGTCAAGTTACACTTGCTCCTCAACCATATTATTATAGTATACAATGTGTTCAATGAGGCTGCTACTCCCCTCTTGTTCTTCAAGATGGACAAGGAGTATTGGTCTATCATTAAATCAATAATGATATTTCTTGAACGCTATCCCTCTGTTGAGACTGACACTCTCAAAAAGATACCTATTAACGAACAGATTATTAAGGAACTCAAATCATTATGAACCACGGACTCGCTGAGATGGGAACATTTGGTGGCAACGTGGGTCCTATTAACACCCCTGTCACTGGCATGGGTAAGATAGCAGGGTTTGATCCGATCATGAAGTTCTCCAAACGTGCCACTAAGAAACGTAAGAAGCAAGAGTCTGCGGGTAAACAGTGGGATCACAGGAGGAAAGACCCTACCTACATAGATGGTAGGAGCAAGCAAGCTCGTAAACTTATTAAACGATTAGCTAAACGCAAAAAGAAAATGAACGAAGAAATGATAGCAGAATCTGGAGCTGCTACTAAACAAGCATACAAGTTCCTTCAACAGCGTCGCAAGGTGCAGAAAAAACAGGAACGTGATAAGAGAGCTGCTAACCGCAAGCAAGAGATCCAGACTATTGCTCGTGCTAAGTCAGCTGACTATCAGCGTAAGGCAAAGGATAGACAGAAGAAGATCGCACAAAATCTTAACAAGGATAAGAAAGAAGCATATGATGGTGCTAACATTCTTAACTTTATCCTAGAACAGGTAGAGGATACTAACACAAACCCAACCACATACTTCTTTTATGATGAGAGTGAACTAGAAATCACTATTAAGGAAGCAGCGTATGTTATTTGTAAATTTAATCAATTAAGTGATGACCATAAAGAAGCATGGATCGACAACGTTGGAAACTCTAAACAGTTCCTATCAGATTTCATCAACATGTAAGTTCGGCAGGATGAAGAACATCCTGACAGACGAAGAGAGACAGAGAGCAGTAGATATAATACACAGTCTAGATAAATGTTGGTTGAACCGTAGTGGTGGTCAACCACACACCCCTCGTGTTCCCTTCTGGACACTAGGAGCAGTCACTTATCTCGATGGTACAGAGAACATAGGCATGTACCATAGACATAGGAAGGCAATCAATCCAATACTAAAGAAGAAGTTCACTTGGTTGTACGATATATTATGTCGTAGATTTGAGGAGGAACTAGGGGATCCTTGTGTCATTGATGATAAACTAGGTCATCCTGGTTTTCATGTGTTCGGTCAGAAGAAAGGTATCTCTATGACTGAGGACGAATGCTTCTGGTTGTCACAACCACTCGCTAGTATTCACACAGACATACAGTATAAAGAACACAATGAATACTGGTCGCAGTTTAAGCATGTGGATCTACAGAACACACTGTCATTTACTATGGCTATCAAGCTACCTAA